AGTAGTGTACTACCACATACAACAAACTTTTCAGAGAATTAAAATGATCGCTGTACTTTTGCTATCAGCTGTTGCTGCAATAGCTTCAGCACACCCTCTTGCTAAAAGCCACATGGGCGAGAGGTGTTTTGCAGGAGGCTCCATATTAAAAGATGTTAACCAAACTACGGGCATAGGTGAAGTCTGTGTAAAGGATGACATATCAATAATCAAAAGTGTCGTTATACCAAGAAAAGAAGGCAAGGTCTCAATGAATTGGATAAGATTCTATAGAGTGTACATTGTCAAAGACTGGCACGACTGTAATCCAATTGTAGACAAAAAAGGAGATTTCATGATACTGGATGTAACAGAGGCAGGGACTCTAGTCCCTAAAATGCATATTTGCAGAGCTACATGTGATATATCCCTCGATAGAGATAACGCGGAAATCATTTTCATGTCATCCAAAACAAATCACTATGAAGTCTCAGGTACTACTGTGATAAATGGCTGGTTTAAGCAAACTATAAGTGTGTCATTAGAGCATACTTGTGAGCATTTAACTGCCACATGTGGTCAAAAAACATTAAGGTTCCATGCTTGTTTTAGGCAACACAGGTCATGTGTGAGGTATTTCAAAAATAGTTACATACCATATAGGATGATAGAATCTATGTGCCAGAATCTTGAACTAATAATAATGATATTATTTACGTTTGTAGCATTTGCATTTAGTATGATTATAACAAGAACTTATATTGCTTATTTAATGATTCCTGTCTTTTACCCGGCCACTTATATATACGGAAAACTTTACAATAAATACTTCAAGTTATGTGTCAATTGCAACTTAGCAGTGCACCCGTTCAATAATTGTGGAAATTTATGTATATGTGGATCCAGATTCACATGCACAGAGCAAGTGAAGGTCCATCGGATATGTGGAGCTTGTCCCGGATACAAGTCATTGAGCAAAGCCAGGGCTATGTGTAAATCTAAAACCTGGTCATTCATCTCTGCTATACTGGCTGGTATCTTCTTATTTTCATTTATAACACCAATAAACGCAGATGAGAGACTGTATAAGTTAGACGAGTTAGCAGATGATTTTATCGAAATTTCTAATAAATTATCAGAGAACCAATTTAATAGAATGGTGTACAAAATCACATTGTCTACGATTCTAGGTATAATTATGGCTATACTTCTATCTGAAAAATGTGTTTTTAATAAAATGTTCAACCATTTCTATAGACACTGTTCTATATGCAGCATGATACATTATAGACCTGGACTAAGATTCAACTCATCTGTGACAAATAGGTGCGGGACATGTATCTGTGGATATAATGAGCAGCAGCCAGATGAAAATGGTTATGAAATCCCCCTAAGAGACATGCACAAGCAACAGGAGTCATGCAAGTATATTTCTGTTAGAAATCATTATAGAAATATGAAAATAATATTGATTATATTAGTTTTAACCACTCAAGTTATTACTGCTTCATCTGACGAAAAAGAGTGCTTAAAATATCCATTTGTTATTGATAAAATTAACTTAACAAGATGCTTTGGCCATTTTTTGAATCTAACAGATTGTAGCCTAACTAACAAAGAGAGACTTTTTACGAGTTTAAAATCTGAAAACCTTATTACTGACATGGATAAAATAGATTTTGACATACTAGATTATAAATCAGATACTGCTTTTGAAAGGATAGAGATGTCCCAAGACTTACACAAGATGATACTATTAGAGTATATTTATTTCAAAGGAAACTGCGAGAAGCTCAACACTATGAAAGGCAACTCTGGGCCATTCAACGTGGCATGGAGGACCTATATTAAAGCCCATCATTTGGATGCATGTGGGCAACTTCCACACAAAATTATATGCAGATGCATAAGCTCTCACCAGTACTGTCAGAGTGCTGATATTGATGCCTTAAGTGAACTTGAGACATATTACACTACACACCAAGCTGCTTACTTAATGGATTATGAGACTATCATAACAACTATAGCCTTAGCTTTTAGAGGGATTGGGAAAGTCTTAATAGAAGACTTTGCAGCAGGGAATTCAGACTCGGAGCTAGATATACTTTTAACAAATATGGATTATAGTTTGAAAACCAATTTGCAACTAAGAGGTATAATCAGATTTGCTAAGATGATGGGGAAAATGTCTAGAGCTAAGCCATCAAGACTGCAGAGATCTTCAATATTTTCAATAAGTGAGGAGCCTGAATTGAAAGGATCTCAATTTTCAGACTTCAGTATTCACAATGAGGATATTAAAATTTGCAAAGAGCCCCACTCTATGATGTGTTATTCCAAAAGACAGAGAACTTCTCAAAACAATTTCCTTTTGTGTAAAATTGAATCCAAATGGAAGGTTTTCAAATGGCCAGAAAAGCCAACTCTGAATACTGACTCTGGATTATGCTATGGGGACAAGCATTGTAATCTGAAATTCCCTAGGCTAGATGCGGATACTGCTATCAAGCAAGTCTCTTGTTTCAAGTCAAGCTTTACAGAGAACCCATCAGGAATGAATGAACAACTCAAGAAATGCACTGCTATATCCGTTGGTGATTGTGATACAATTTCTGGGGTCTCATGGCCTGTTATTCATTGTAAAAATGATAAATACTATCACAGCGATACTAAAGAGCATGCAAAAGATGGCAACATTAATAGTTACTGCCTATCAGAAGCTTGCAAATTAGATAAACTGCCTGTTCATAAGTCATGGTTTAAATTATGCAATTGGGATTCAGTTGTAAAAGAAGACCTCGAAATAAAAGAATTTACGCATCTCGACATCGAATCCTATAGAAAAGCTATTGAGTCAGATATCAAAACAGACCTAATATTGAACCATTTCAAACTAACAAAAAACTTGCCACATACAGTCCCGAAATATAGATCGATGACAGTTCAGGGGGTAGACTATCAAGATGGAATACAGAATGCTTATATAACTGGAACACTCCCAGCTATTAGTGGGTTAGCAGCTGGTTATCATCTTAGCGCACCAGATGGACAGCAACTATTTGATATTGTAATCTTCTTGAAAAAAGCTGTTTATAAAGCCAGATATACCAAGATTTACTCAACTGGGCCAACTATATCAATTAATATCCAACACAATGAACAGTGTACAGGGTCATGCCCTAAAAGTATCCCAAAGCAGGATGGATGGCTAACGTTCTCTAAAGAACACACAAGTAATTGGGGCTGTGAAGAATTCGGTTGTTTAGCAATAGATAGCGGATGTCTGTATGGATCATGCCAAGATGTAATTAGACCCGAAATGGATGTATATAAAATACAAGGTTCTGAGCAGACACTGATTGAGATATGCATAAGCACACCTCATGAGACTATGTGCAATGATCTAGATGTTTTAGAACCTTTAATAGGTGACAAAATAGAAGTATCTTTCCAAACAACTCAGTCTGTGCATATGCCAACTCTTATGGGCTTGAGGAAAGGGGGCCTATACACTGGTCAAATAAATGATATTGGCAATACTGCTGAAATGTGTGGATCAGTTCAATTAATAAACGGGTCACTGATAGGCCAGGGAACACCTAAATTTGACTATATCTGCCATGCTGCAAAAAGGAAAGATGTAATTGTCAGGAGGTGTTACAACAATCACTATGTAACATGTGAATTGTTGGAGAAGAGAAATAATATCCTGCACACCATACAGGGGACTGACATGTATGCGTCATTAAGTGGTAATAACTTAGGTTTGATGAACTTCCGGATTGCACTTGGAGATATAAACTACAAAGCATTTATTAAAGACACTAATTTTGAAATAAAAGGATCGTGTGTAGGATGTGTTAGATGTTCCGAAGAAATTGTTTGTGAGATGTCTATAGTTTCTCAAGGTGAAATATTATGCCCAATAAACTCAGAATGTGATTTATATATGAGCAATCTACTAATCAAGCCTGAAATTGAAAAATACGCCATTAAGATGTCATGCAAAAAAGCATCAGATTCTGTTGAAATTGGAATATGTGGGCGGTCAGGAAAATACAGCTTAACTGTTAAACCACATCAGCAGAAAATCGACTTGTCTAAACTAGACGAGTCAAATTTTGTTAAAGAAGAGGATCTTAAGTGTGGAACTTGGTTATGCAAAGTCAAAGATGAAGGCATAGGTTTTATTTTCGATAATATTTTTAACAAGATAGGAAAAATTTGGAGCATTGTCATATATTGTTTAAGTGGGATCCTTGTTGTCATGTTGCTAATATACTTCATTTACCCATGCTGTAAGAGATTAAAAGGTGTTTTAGAGAAGAACGAGATGGAGTTCTTAGCGGAGCAGAAAATAAAATAGATGCAATGTATATAGCAAGCGGGATTAAATCAACTAATAAACATAGACGAATAAAATAAAATAAAATAGAACCGAAAGGTTCTACACAACTGCTAGTTAAATAAATTTGAATGTTTGTACGTGGTAGCACACTACT